AAGTTGTAATTGAAGAGTAGCGTTATCAATTCTTGACATATTGCACGTCCCGCTTGGCTGATGTTCCTCAGGCTTCAAGGCAAATGAATAAACATTGATACCAGTAACAGGGATGTTGGTGTGGTGTTGGTATGGTTGGACCAAGTTGAAGTAAGAACCAAGTCTTTCTTGGAATCTATCATGACCGTTAAGTTGTAATTTGGCTCTGACAACAGGGTTTCTTCCGGCGTTGATAGGACCGAAACCAGCATGATCGGAGTAGTCACCAGCAGTGGTAATGGCACCGAAATCAGTTGGGGCTAAGTTATTAGCATTAGGTCCAGGTCCAGCTGGTAAATTAACAGGTCTAATTTGAGAAGTAGAAACTCCGTTAGTGGCAATACCAGTAGCACCAGTGTTAAGACCAGCTTGTTGTAAGTATTGAAGATATTCAGCATCAAGAGTATTGGTTCCAACGAACGGGAAGACATTTGTGGTGTCTTCAACATTGGAGAATACAAGTTGAGAAGCATCAGGTAATCCTTGGCTGTTAAGAGCATAGTATCCAGAGTCGGCATCGAAATCATCGGTATAGTTGTTCCATTGGTTGTAACCAAGTTTGACAACATCATCTCTTTGGCATACCCAGATAAGTTCTTTGACAGGGTGATTTAAGTTCAATTTTACCTTTACGTTGGTATTAACTGTAGATTCATCGCCGGTAAATTGTAATTGTTCAATTAAATATTCGTGGGAAGTTTGGGCAAATCTTCTTCTTTCATCGGTATCTAAATAGATATAGTCAATGAATAAGGAAGCATATTCCAAGGAAGGAACACAGAAAGCATCTAAGCTTCCAGAAACGGAAACACCACAACTGTTTAAGGAACCACCAGTGGAGACGTAACATTCAGCTTTAGGTCTGAATTCAAGTTCAATTTTAACTTCGTGGTATTGTAAAGCAATAAGAGGAAGGGAAAGACCTGGGTTTCTGCAAAACCAAAATTGGAATGGAACATATAAAGTGGTTGCTTCAGTTCTTTGTAATCCGGTACCAGTAAGGGCAACGGTATTACCAACCATATTATCGTATCCAGATTTTAATCCAGCAGGAATGGTAAGTTCATTCCAGATAGTAAGCCAATCACCGTATTGTTTATCAATTCTTTGACCACCAATTTGTACTTCGACAGATTTGATAAGGAAGTGACCAATGAAATTGACCCATCTGAAAAATGCGGAAGAAACAGTAGCTTCAACTCTTGGAAGAGTAACTTGTAAGTAGATTCTGTGGATTAAATCACCGTTTCTGGAAACAGTGCAGGTAACTTTTTTACCGAAATCGGCAGTACCATTGAAAGTTTGTTCAATTGCTTCCATAGAGAAGTTAGTATGTCTTCTGTAGACAACTTTGAAGAAAGTGATTTGAGGATTTCCAGTAAGATAGACATCTTGAGCTCCGTAAGCTACGAGTTGCATAAGACCGCCGGTCATTTTATAATCTATACTTAGAAAAAAATTTTGAGATTTTACGAAAAAATTCTTTAATTAATTTAATTAAATTTAAATTTTTTAACCTATTTTTTAAACATGTTATTTATTTTTTTCGATATTTTTATCTACATTTAACAATAAAAATAAAATTATTAAAGATGTGAAATAAATATTTAATTAATGAATTAAATTATTTCTTAAGATTTTCTATATTTAAATTATTTTTTATAAATTCTTCTATATCTATTTCCTTTTTTATTAATTCTTCTTTATTTTTTGAAAATTCATATTTATTATTATTTAACTTTTTTATTGACCAACCATCATTCAAAGCGTTGCATAAGAAAACCATCTTTTGTATAGCATTGTAGCTAATAGCTGAGTGATTATTTACAGAATTTCTATTAGATTCATCCATTTTAAAAAAAAAGTATAAAAAATTATTTTTAGTTATACTTATTTTTATTAATTTTTATTTATTTTTAAATTTTTATTAATTTTTATTTATTTTTATTTATTTTTACTTAAATACTTAAAGTTTATACTTTTTTTATAAAGTATAATTAATGGTTTCATCGAAATTAAAAAATGATTCCAAAAAAAATAATTTAAATTTCGATAATATTACTATAGATGCTAAACATAATGAAGTTATTGATAAATTTAATAGTGATAAAAATTTAATTCCTAAGTTAAAAGAAGAATTAAATGAATTAATAGAAGAATATAAATCTTCTAAAGATAATTCTTTAAAAAATAATTCAGAATATATAATTGAAAGAAATTTAAAAAAGGATAAAATTTATAAATTAAAAAATAAAATAAATAAAATCATTAGTAATCAAGATATTAATGATTATTATTTAAATGTTGGTAATTTATTACATGAATATTATAAAAATGTTGATAATACAACAAATAATAAAAAAAACAATGATATTGAAGATTTTGAAGAAAATTTATTAAATTACAGTAAAGATACTAAAGAATCTAATAAAAAAGTAAAAAAACAACAGATTTCTGTTATTGATTTTTTTAATAATAGAATTAAAGATAATTCTGATACTAAAGATAATTCTAATACTACTAAAAATAACTCTGATAAAAGTAATAAAAATGTAAATAACTATGAAAACAATAATATTGATGAAAATATAGATGAAAATATAGATGAAAATAATTATACATCTATGAAAATAAGTGATTTTATTCAAGAAGAATCTAAATTTAAAAAGAAAAATTTCTTAGATGATTATCTTAAAAAAACAGACCCTAATTATATTACAACATTAAAAGTAGATAATTCCATATTTAAATGTGAATTATGTGAAAATGAAATGACTTTATATCCAAGTGACGGTCTTCAAATTTGTACAGATTGTGGTTATCAAGAATATGTAGTAATAGAAAGTGATAAGCCTTCTTTTAAAGATCCTCCTTTAGAAGTTTGTTACTTTAGTTATAAAAGGATTAATCATTTTAATGAATGGTTAGCTCAATTTCAAGCAAAAGAATCAACTGAAATCCCTGATGAAGTTTATGAGAAAATAATTGCTGAAATAAAAAAAGAAAGAATTACAAATTTAGAAAAATTAGATACGAAGAAAATTAGAACTTATTTAAAGAAAAATAAATTAAATAAATTTTATGACCATGCTGCTCACATATTATATCAAATAAATGGTATTTCACCTCCACATATGAGTAAAGAATTAGAAGAAAAATTGCGACTAATGTTTAAAGAAATTCAAGGTCCTTTTATGGAAGTTTGTCCTAAATGGAGAAAAAATTTCTTAAATTATTCTTATGTTTTACATAAATTTGTTGAATTATTATCATTAGATGAATATAAAGTATATTTTCCTTTATTAAAAGATAGAGAAAAATTACATCAAACAGATATGATATGGAAAAAAATATGTGAGAAAATAGGTTGGCATTTTATAAAATCAATATAATTTTCTTAATTTATTTATCTTTTATGTTTTGATTTTTTATATTAAAAATTTTTAAATAAATTATATTTAAAAATTAAAATTTAATAATAAATTATTAATAGGCTGATTGAAATTATGAATTTTATTCAATATTTATTATATATTTTTATTTATATTAATTTAGGATTTAGAATTTGTTTTGGATTTGAATTTAGTTATTCAAAATTCAATGTTTTATTATATGAAAAAGAAATAAATAATTGTTTGAATAATTTATTTAGTAATGAAAGTATTCAAAAAAATAAATTAAATAAAATTAAATTAAATAAAATTAAAATAGTAAATAATAAAAATGAAAATAACTTATTTTTAGATATTTTGAAAATATATATTCAAAATGAAAATATAAATTACATAAATACAGATTATTATCATTTTTTTAAAAATGATTTTTATATAAATGAAAATGAAGATTATATATTTGTTAATGATTTTATGATTGATTATGGAAGAACATTAAGTAAATATGAAAAAGATAAAATATTAAAAATAAATGAAAATTGTAATAATAATTGTAATAATAATTGTAATAATAATTGTAATAATAATTGTAATAATAATTGTAATGAAAATTGTAATAATAATTGTAATAAAAAAATAATATTACATATTCAAGATTATGAAAACTTAATATTGAAAGATGATGAATTTATAAAGTATTTTGAATTTATAGAATTTCCTAAAATAGATAATAGAATTATTAATAATTATATTATACATATGATTGAATATTATAATTATAATAGTGATTTATTATTAATAGATTGGAAAAAATATAATATAAATAAATTAAGTATAAAAAATATAGAAAATTTATTATTTAAGATGCATAATTTAATAATAATAAATAATAAAAATAAAAAATATTCAAATATAAATTTATGTAAAAATATTTTAAATAAAGAATTTGAAAAAATTAATAAAAAATATTATGATAAATAATTAAATATTAGTAGGATAATAGCTCATATATGGGTAAGGGTAACTACTATAAAATTTATAGGGATATCTGTAAGGATTTCTATAAATTGGATATTTATAAAAGCTTAATGGGTCAGATCCAGTTGTTAAATAATCAAATGGTGAATAAGAATAAGTTTGAAAAGTTTCTATATCATTATACATATTAAGATAACAAAAGGAGCAAATAATTAATAATAATAAAATTGTAAATAATATGTAATTATCCATATTTAATAATAATATATTTTTTTTAATATATATTTATAAAAAAATTTATAAAAAAATTTATATTATAAATATTTATATGGTCTATGAACTAATTTTAATAATAACATCTTTATGTATTTTATTATTAATTTACATGTTATATATAACAAATAAAAAGAGTAATCAAGAAGTATTAACATGTTTTAAAAGTCGTTGGGGTTGTTGTAATGATAATTACACACCAAAATTAGATAGTTTTGGTTCTAATTGCAGAGGTTTTTAATCTACATAATAAACAAGTTTTAACAAAATAACGGATATTACAATTGTAGTTGATGCTATTGAACCTTGAATAATTAATTTATTTCTTGTTAAACTTTCATCTTGGTCAGGATCTTTTCCAAAATATGAAAATAAACCAGGTATTACATATTTATTGGATGCCAAATTATTTGATTTATTTTCATTTTTATAATTTTTAGAAAATAAGTTTTCATATCCATTGATATTCATTAATGATTTTACAATATCAACTCCAATTAAATTCCAGGAAGGACTATAACTTCCAAAATCATCTAATTGATCTCTTAAATCATTACTAAAACCATCTCCAGAGAACATTCCTTCTAAACCATATTCTTGTGCATAAGAATATTGTCCATATAATATTGCCATTCCAATATATCTTACAAATCTAAACATTAATAATAAAATTGGATAAAAATAAAAATATTTTGTTGCTAATATGAAATTAATAACTAATAATATAGGAATAATTAATATTGCTGATGCGCCGAAGAATCCACTAAATAAATCTTTTAATGTTCCTTTTTCTTTAATTTTTTTAGAAAATATAATATAAATCACAAAAAACAAGAAAAATACTGCTGCTGTTTTCATAAAAACTTCTTGTAAATTCTTTAATTGTGTTTGATTTGAACTAATATTTCCTGCTTCATCTCTTCCATCATCATTAATATATAATTTCAAAGGTATATCTGATTTTCCGGTATTATTTATATTAGCAGTTGCAAAAAAAGGAACAAAATAATACAAGACATATAAAAATATGGATATTACTAAAAATATTGCAAATACTATCAACATATAGGCTGTAGATGAAAGTGAATCTTTCTTAACAAAAAATAAAATTGCTGTTAATCCATATAATAAAAATATAAATATAACCAAAACACTATAATCTAAATTAACAAAACCAGAATTAATTTTATCTTTTGATATTCCTCCACTTATACTATTTGTTATATTCCATTTTTCAATTGCTTTAATATTTCCACATACTTTATCAACAAAGAAAATTGATAATAATAATACAGGTAATGCTATACCTAATCCTAAACCTAAAGAATAGGTTAAATTTTTATTAGAATTTTCTTCTACTAAATTCATCATATTAATTATAACATCAAAGGAAGAACAAATACCTTGTATCAAAAAATATATACTTAATCCAAAAATTAAATACATAACTATTTTGATATTTGAAAATCTGTCAAAAACTTCTTTTACTGTCATTCCTCCATTTAATATATCAAAATCAGAAGAATTATAAGATCTATTTCTTGCCATTGCTAATTGACATGCCATGTATTTAATTTGATTTACTATTTGTTCTTTAGATTTACCATCTGTTTCTGAACATGCTTGATTTACATCATCTGTTAACCCCGATTCTTCTGAAGTTACACTATTAACTCCACAAGATTCATTAATATTTCCTGTAATTGTATCATTATAATATTTATCACCACCTAATGTAGTATCCGAATTAATTTGACAATTACTTTGTAATAAAGATTTTAATGTGGAAGCAGAATTTGGAGTATTAATTTTATTTGTATCAAAATAACCCATAACTGGAGGAGCTGTTGGAGGAGGAGTTTCGTTTTTAAATAAACTTTCAACAGGATTATTATTAACCATATCTAATATATAAAAAGATTAATTTTTTTTTATTTATTATTTTTAACTAAATAAATTATTATTATAATAATTAAAACTAATAACCAATAAATTATACTTAAGGTTATATCATCATAACCAGTAAAATTATTTATTAATAAAAATAAATTAAATATAAATATTCCTTGAGCAATTATATTTACATAATTTGGTGTAAATGTTAATCCATAAAATACATTATTAAAGGATTGTAAAAATGCTGTTAATGGTATATAAAGTAATATTTTATAAATTAAATTCCAATCAAATTTTAATTGTTGATTGTTAGAATTATTTTTATCAAAATCATTACTAATAAAATATTCTGAATCCATTCCTAATCCCAAATATTTCATAAATATATTACTTTCACTAAAATATTTAAAATAATTTTCAAATTGTATTGATGGTATTAAGAAAAATGTAGCTAACAACCAAGGACTTGTAACAGGTCTAGCAAATAAAATGTATGTTGATATTAATCTTATTATAAAATTAAATACTTTATTCGATATTAATCTTACATTTCTATTAAAATATTTAAATGTATATAAGTTATAATTATAACCATATAATTTTCCTTCTTGTGCATGTTTCCTAAATGAATCTACGTAATTAGTACAAAGTTTTTTTAATAAATCTTTACTATCTTTTTGAACATTTTCATCATCTAATAAAACTTTAGTAGCTATTTCAATATTATCTCTAATATCATCTTTATTATTAAATTCATTTTTTTTCTTTTTAATATTTCCATCTATATAATTTGTTTTTATTTGTAAAGTTTGATTTATTTTATGATATAAATTAATAGCATCTTTTCTTTCACTTTCTTTTATATTTGCATCATTAATAAAATTCAATAAACTATATAAATAATCATTGTTATCAAAACTTAGAGGTATTTGTTTTTCTTTAAAAAATCTTTCTAATTGAACCAATATGTGATTTTTATCTGTTGAATTTGATTTTAAATGTTTTTTTAATTCTTCTTCACTAATATCTTCTAATTTTGTAAATACAGGTTTATATCTTTCTAATAATTCAGTATTAATTCTTTTTAAGCATTTTAAAAATAATCGATAATGTGTATCATCTAATTCTCTTTCATTATAAAATTCATGAATAAATGAATTAAAATTAAATTCAATAGGTAATACATAATTTGCTTGACAATTTAAATAATTATTTGAATCACTTTCAATTCCTAATATTGGAATAGCTTTTAATGTTTTTTGATTGATTTCATTATTTGTCAAATCATTTAAATAAGAACCCAAAAAATAATTATAAATCAATGTGATTAAAGGAGCAAATATATTTATGATAAAATCACTTTTTTTGTTTTCATTATTATTAAACTTGAATATTGTTAAATAACTATATAACATTTTTCCACTTGGAAGTTTTAATCCAAATCTTTTAATTGTTTCATCACATACTTGTTCAATATAAAAATCATAACTAATAAAATCTTCTTGACTTTCTGCATCAATTAATCCAACTTTATATTGATTATAAATATTTTTTTTAGATGGTACTGATAATTTTAATCGATAAATATAATTAATAATACAAAAACTTACAATACAACTTATGAAAAATAATGAAATATGATTTAATTTATTTAAAAACAAGAAAAATATTACATAAAATAATATACTTATGATTACAAATAATTTTGATGCTATTGGAAAAAAATTTCCATATAACTGATTAATAAATTGATATAAACCAATAAAACATATAATTCCTACGCAAAATCCTGAAAAACCTAAATTATACATTCTTGGAAAATTAATATAAAAGGGAAAGGCTAAGCCCAAAAAAAATATTCCTAATTGACTATAATTTCCTTTATTGACAAAAATATTTTCATAAAAATAACTTCTATTGATTTTATAAAAATAATTTTCTATTTTTTTTTCATTTAATACCTGTAATTCCGAATTTTTAGATGAATAATATAAATAAAAAATTAAATTTTCTGTAGTTATACTTGATATTCCATTTATTTTAATATTGTTTTGAATATTATTATATCTTTCTGAATCTTGTAACATCTATTAATTATTAAGAAATTAAATTAATTAATTTAATTTAGTATAAACATAAAAAAAAGTAAGAATAAAGTCAAAATATATTTTATATTTACATACCTATCATTTTAATACCAGCAAATTGAGAACCTATTCCAATACCTGTTCCTAATCTTGCAGCATCTGATATTCTTGGTGAATACATATCTAATATTGCAAAAGTAACAGCAGCAGTTATAGATATGGCAATTATTTGGTCAGCTTTTAAATTAGAAAAATAACAAGCAATACCGACGGCTAAACCTTCAAATAAATATTTTAAAAATCTAGTTAAAATTTCTGTAAAATCAATTGTTTCCATTATATTAATTAATTATATTTTTTTTTAAAAATAAAATAACTTAAAGTTATAATATAAATAAATTATTATAATGAGTTCCTTTTCACAATCACAAATAGAAGAAAATAATGAAGACTTTTTGGAAGCTGACCCTAAAATACCAGGTCAAAATTTTGTATGTTTATCATTTGTATCCCCTGATAAAGTTTTAAAACAAAAAGAAATGCAGTTTATGACAAAATTTCTTGAACATTTATTTAATTCTGATGACCAATATACGAATGATATGAAAGATAAAATGATGAATAAAGAAGTAAAAGTTGATTATGATACAGTTAAAAATTTTTATGATGATTGGTTATTTACTAGAAAAGATAAGTTGGAGTCTGAATTTTATGAAGAAAGTGAATTTAGAACAACAATTCGAGGATTAAAAATTAGAGGTACATATGATACTCATAAAGAAGCTAACATTAGAGCACAAGTATTAAGAAGAAAAGATCCTAACTTCAATGTATTTGTTGGACAAGTTGGTTCATGGTTGCCATGGGACCCAGAATGCGAACAAGTTCCAGAACAAGAATATCAAGAAGAAATGTTGAATGAATTAGTTAAAAAATATCAAGAAAATCTTGATAATCGTGATAACATGTATGATCAATTAAAAGAAGAACAAATTAAAAAGGCAAGAGAAGAACTTAGAGCAAAGAAAGCTAAACTAGCAGAAGAACAACAAGAAGAAATTAAAGAAAGTAGTGCTGAAGATAAAAAGAAGATTGAAGAATTAAGAGAAATTGTTGATGAATCTGATAAACAATATTATGATAATATGAAAAAGGCACAAGAAGCTAAAAATCAAGTAAATGATTCTGAAGTTACAATTTCTGATGTTCCTGAAGCGCAAATGAATGAAATGACAATTAGTGATGAACAAAATTTTCAATCTGAGACAATTAATGCTTTAGAAGGAGAAGATCCATGGTTAAAACAAAAAAAAACTGAAGAGTAATTTTATTTAAATAAATGAAATAAATGAAATAAATGAAATAAATGAAATAAATGAAATAAATGAAATAAAT